ATAAAATGGGAAGCATGGGTACTACCGTTAATGTAAATGTAGCCGGGTCAGTTATATCAGAAGGCCAATTACAATCTGTAATTCAGGATGCTTTGTATAATCTAAACAGATCAGGTGCAGTAACTCAATTAACTAATTTAGGAAGATAATGCCAGCCGCAATATTTAAGGCCGAAATTGATTTTTCAGGCGGTGCATCTTTTGATCCAGCTTTAGTTTTAGATGATCCTGCAACGCCTTTAGATATAGCAGTATTAGGCACTGCCGCCGCCGATACAGTAGATATAACATCTCTTGTAACTCAGTGTTATATTCGCCGTGCCTTTAATAGATCATCAGATTCATTTACCGGTGGCACTGCACGCATAACATTTGTGGATGAAACAGGTCAATTTAATCCATCTAATACCGGTTCAAGTTTATATGGCAAGATCAAACCTATGCGCAAGATTCGGTTCACGGCTGAGTATTCAGGCACAACATATAACTTAGGTTCTATGTATATTCAAGAATGGAATTATCAAAGCCCTACTGGATTTGATCCGGCCTATGTAACTTTGTCTTGCGTAGATGGATTTCAGTTACTCAATCTAACAACTATTACATCTGTTAGCGGTGGCAGTGCCGGACAAACAACAGCTCAAAGAATTACAAGTTTGTTGGATGCCGGGGAATGGCCAGGCGGTATGCGTGATATTTCAACAACTGCAATTACAACGGTACAAGCTGATGATGGATCATCAAGATCATTATTGGGTGCATGTCAGATTGTAGAAAGTACAGACTTGGGCGCGTTTTATATGGATCAACGCGGTTATGCAAAATTTTTATCACGCAATGACATTATAGTTAAAGAAGGCGGCACGCTCACTAAATTTAGTGATGTGCCAGGTTCAAGTGATATTACCTATCAGGCAGTTGAATTTGATATTTCAGATTATCAAATGATTAACAAAGTAACCGTTACGCCATCAGGTTTGAGTGGTTCTACCGCAAGCGATACGGCAAGCATTGATGATTATTTCCAACATAGCCGGGTTAGATCGGGCATCATGCAGACACAGGCAGATGCGTTAAATCAAGCACAAATGATCATTGCATCCCGAAAAGAACAAGGTGTAAACATACAACTTAATTCATTAACAGTTGATGCCTATGGTCAAAATGACCCAAGCCGGGTTGTAGCCGCTTTGAATTTAGATATGTTTGATCCAATCCAAGTTACTCAAACCTTACCGGCAGGCAATGTGGTTACAGATAGCGTAATTGCAGGCCTTACCTATCAAATAACACCAAAATCTTTTCTTGTAACCTTTACTTGCGCTCAGCCTTTTGCGGTAGGTTTTTTGCTAGACTCTACCGTTGATGGAATTCTAAATGAAGATTCTTTGGCTTATTAGGGAGTATAGATAAATGGCAACCTTTTCCGTTGGTCAAGTTTTAACGGCGGCTCAAATGAACTCTATCGCCAACCTAAGCGTTAGAGCAGTTACAGCTACATCAGATACTTTGGTGCTTACAGATGCCGATAATAAACTTATTACTTATTCAAATACCGGTACAACCACAATTACAGTGCCACCTTATTCAAGCGTGGCAATGACTACCGGATCAGTAGTTAATGTTATTAAAATTGCATCAGGTGGCACGGTATCTATTATTCAAGGTGCAGGTGTAACGATTGCTTCATCCGGTGCAATCTCTACTAGCCCTGTTATTACTGCTCAATACAAAGCCGCAAGTTTGGTAAAAGTCAGTACCGATTCCTGGTATATCGTTGGTGGCATTGCCTAATGTCTTTAATTCTTGGGATATTAGATAGCGGCGTTACAGGCGGCGGTGGTGGTGGTTTTATTTATGATTCAATCTCAACCGTAACTGTTGGTTCAGGTGGTGCATCTGATGTAACATTTAGTTCAATACCTGCTACCTATACACATTTACAGGTTAGAGGTATTGCCCGTTCTACTTCTTCTGAGTGTGATGTTAAAGTTCAGTTAAATGGCGATACTGGTTCTAATTATGCTTACAGTAGAATATATGGAACAGGTAGCGCGACTGGCACAGATATTTCTTCTAGCCAAACCACCATGTTTTATTGTGGCAGAATAAATGCAAGTACCTCTGTATTTGGTGCAAACATTATAGATATTTTAGATTACAAAAATACTAACAAATATTCCACCCTTAGGGCTTTAATGGGTTTTGATGCTAATGGTAGCGGTTATGTTTCTTTAGGTTCAGGTTTATGGATGAACACAAATGCCGTTACATCTATTAAGTTAATACCACACGCAGGCAATTTTGCTCAATATTCTCAAGTAGCCCTATACGGAATTAAGGGGTCATAATGGCTGAAACATACGAAAAAATAGCAAGTACTACTTTGGGTAGTTCGCAAGCAAGCGTTACTTTTAGTTCTATTAGTGGGAGTTATACCGATTTAGTAATTGTTACTAATGTTAAATCTACTTCAACTGGTAATATGATTATGAGATTTAATGGTGATTCATCTGCACTTTATTCAGAAACGCGAATGATCGGTGATGGATCAGGGGGGGCATCTGATAGGCTTTCAAATTTTAACGAAATCTACACAGAACAATACGGTTATTTTGATGGTACTAATTTTAATCAAGGAAAAATCATTAACATTATGAATTATAGTAATACTACTACTTTCAAAACTTGTTTGATTAGGAGTAATAGAACGCAAACAGGAACAGATGCAATTGTCGCCTTATACCGTTCTACTAGTGCAATTACTTCTATTTTATTAAGTGGTAATGGACTAAATTTTGTGGCAGGTTCAACTTTTAATCTCTATGGCATTTTAAAGGCGGCATAATGGCTAGTGCAATTACATTGATATCTAGTGTTACAGTTGGCAGTGGCGGTGCTAGCACAATTGATTTTACCTCTATTCCTAGCACTTATACCGATTTGAATTTAGTCGTATCAGTAAGGTCTGATGTCGGTGGTGCTGAGTCCAATGCTACTGTTAGTTTTAATAATTCAACTTCTAATAGAACTATGAAAACATTATACGGTCAGGGTTCAACTGTATCTAGTTTTGATTATGGTACAAACATTTATATTTGGATGAATGGCGGCGGTTCTACCGCTTCAACTTTTGGCAATGCAAGTATTTATGTCTTTAATTATGCAGGTGCAAACAACAAACCACTTTCCATTGATGGTATCAATATAAATAATTCAAGTTCACAAAATACATTATTTCTAAATGCTGGTTTATGGTCTGATTCTTCTGCTATAAATAGAATGACCCTCACTTGTAGTGGTGGTAATTTTGTTCAATACTCAACCGCTTATCTATATGGGATATCTAACGCATAAGGAGAAAATGGAATGACTAACAAAATCGTAGTAGATTGCTCAACTGGTGAGGTGCAAGAGATTGCATTAACGGCTGAGGAAATTGCAGAGCGTGAAGTTATGGCAGAACAATACGCTACGCAAAAAGCCGAAGAGGATGCACAAAAGGCGGCTGATGCAACAGCCAAATCTGCCTTGTTAAAAAAGTTAGGCATAACCCAAGAAGAAGCACGGTTATTGCTTTCATAAGCATGTAAATAATGGCAACGATCAGAGAACTCACTAGCCCTAATGGATGGCCGGCTAGTGAGGATCGTAAGGCATTAGGCATTGAATCTTTTACAGTACCAGGTACAAAAATTAAATTTGCATGTGCCAAAGCGGTTGCACCCTTACTTGTTAATTTTGCTAAAGAGTTCCATGAGTTAGTAGAACCCATTGATCAAGGCCAATTAGATGATTGGGGTTTTGCTTTCCGAATGACCAGGGGATCAGAAAAGGTATTAAGTAACCACTCATCCGGTACTGCTATTGACTTAAATGCAATTAAACATCCTTTGGGCAAGTCAAATACATTTACTAGGGAACAAAGTAATATGATTATCCTGTTAATAACTAAATATGGTTTGGCCTGGGGCGGCAATTACAAAAGGCGTATAGATTCTATGCACTTTGAGATTGCGTTAAATCAGAATCAAGTTAAGGAAAAAATAAAACAGTTAGGATTAGAATGACAATTAACAAGAAGCAAAAAGAGATTTTTAAGTCATACCTAAGAAGCGTTGCAGTGGCAACTGTTACAACAGCATTGGCATTAGTCGCTGATGTTCGCCCTGAATTGGCAATTTTAGCCGGTGCAGTAGTAGCCCCTTTATTGCGTTACCTTGATCCGCAAGATCAAAAATTTGGCGTAAATAGCAAATGACCGCAAATGATTGGATGGCATTAGTCGTATCTATTGCCACAATAATTGGATCATTTATTGCTTCAGTGCGTTGGCTAGTAAAGCATTATTTAAGTGAGTTAAAGCCTGATGGCAATGGTGGCCATAACCTAGAAGGCCGGGTTGCACGCATAGAAGAAAAAATAGACACGCTTTACCAAATCCTTATATCTAAGAATTAAGTCAGCCCTATCCCTTACCCTATGGCCATGAAGATGTGCGTGGTTGTACCCAGTAGGGGTAGGCCTGAAAATGCCGAAAGGTTAGCCCAGGCTTTCAAAGATACCGGGGCAGAAGCCGACCTTTATATTGTTATAGATAATGATGATCCTAAATGGAATGAGTATGCCAAAAGTGAAAACTATAAAAAATTACCGGCGGATAATAAAACAGGTGGTTGTGCTAAATCTCTTAATACCGGTGCAGTTCTTCTTTTGGATATTACTAAATATCCTTTATATGATTATTTTGTTTTCATGGGTGATGATCACCTTCCTAGAACGCCGGGTTGGGATAAAGCCTTTATTCAGGCGTTAGGCCAAAACACTGGAATAGTTTATGGAAATGATTTGTTACAAGGTGCAAATCTACCAACAGCTTATGGCATGAGTAGAGATTTAGTAAATGAACTACGCGGTATGACATTTCCAGGTTGCATACATTTATTTTTTGATAACTTTGTAAAACAATTAGGCCTAGATTTAGAATATCTAAAATATCTGCCTGATGTAATTATTGAACACATGCACCCATTAGCCGGTAAAACTGAAATGGATGAAGGTTATGAAAGAGTTAATGCAACTAAAATCTTTGATCAAGATTTACTAACACTGCAAAAATATTTATCAGATATGGAATATGCAAGTTTAATAAGAAAATTTAGATGAATATACTGATTACCGGATCACATGGTTTTGTAGGCCGTGCTTTTAGGCGTGCTTTACCTAATGCTAATATAACATTAGTAGATTTAAAAGCTGGTGTTGATTGTCGCAAGTTCTTTCAGTTAGAAAAAAAGCAATATGATCTTGTAATACATCTAGCCGCTTTAGTTGGTGGCCGCATGATGATTGAAAATGAACCATTAGATTTAGCGGTTGATTTAGCCATTGATGCTGAATTTGCAACATGGGCAATGCGTACTGAGCAACCTTATGTTGTTTATTTTTCATCATCAGCCGCATACCCAACAGAATTACAGACATTATCTAAGAAGCGTAAGTTAAAAGAGAAAGATATTAATTTTAGTAAAATCGGCAAGCCTGATATGTCTTATGGATGGTCAAAATTAACCGGTGAAATGTTAATGAATTACTTGCGTGAAGAAGGTACAAAGGTATTAACACTTAGACCATTTAGCGGATATGGCACTGATCAAGATTTAGATTACCCATTTCCATCTATTATTCAACGCGCAATAATGAACTCTAACCCTTTTGAACTATGGGGCAAGGTAACTACAACTAGAGATTTTATACATATTGACGACATAGTAGATGCAGTAATTGAGATGGTTAAAAATGATTGTAATCAAACAATTAATTTATGCACAGGCAGACCTACAACATTTTTAGATTTAGCAATCATGGCTTTGAGCACCCTGGGATATGAAAAAACACCTGCTAAGCGGTTCAAAATATTGAGCGACAAGCCGGCAGGTGTGGCCTACCGCGTGGGTGATCCGACTATGATGAGTGATTATTACACGCCTAAAATAAGTCTTGAAGAAGGTGTTGAACGAGCAATTCGCGGAATCGTATAAAGTAAAATTGGTGGTTATGGCTACTAAGAAACCTAGAAAAGCACCACAGCGTAGGCGGCGTACGCCACGCAAGGCTGATGCATTGAACAAATTAGAAAATCACTACATAACCTTGAATGAGCTTTTCAGGGCGGCCAAAGCGGCAGGGTTCAGCCATGAAGTTGCATTTTGGTTAATAACAGAGCCGGGCGCATCAATGCCTGATTGGATTAATCCAGGTAATCAACCCACTGAGATCATTCCCCGAATTGATCCAACAGAAGATGAGGATAACGATTAAGCGAGATAAATCATTTAATGCTAGGTATTTAGTGGTCAGTGACTTGCAAGTCCCATTTCAATTTAATGAAGCAATAACCAACTTAAAAAAATTAGTTAATGCCTTTAAGTTTGATTTAGTTCTCAATGTGGGTGATGAAATGGATTTTAATACCATTTCAAGGTTTAGTGATGGCAAGGCAGAATCATTTATGCAGACCCTTGATGAAGATCGTACTACTTGCCAAAACATTCTTTATGATCTAAAAACTGATGTGGTTAGTAGATCAAATCATTCTGATAGATTGTACAAATCAGTACAGCGCATCCCAGGGCTTATGGGATTGCCTGAATTACAGTATGCAAATTTTATGAGCTTTGATGATCTTGGAATCCATTATGCAAAACAGCCCTATCCGATACCTGGCACTAACTTTGTGCTATGTCATGGGGATGAGGGTGTTATATCTAACATAGCCGGCCAAACCGCGTTGAACCTTAGTAAAAGGTGGGGTCGCTCAGTAATTTCGGGGCATACGCATAGGCTTGGCTATACATGTGCCTCAGAAGCCTTTAATGGCCGTTTAGAGCGTGTTTTAGTAGGAATTGAATGTGGACATACATGCGACCTAAAAAAGATGTCCTACACCAAAGGCTACGCCAATTGGCAGGCTGGTGCGGTGATCGTACATATCAAGCGTGGCAATGTGAGCGTGGAGATGATCCCATTCAACACTGATGGATCATTTACCGCTATGGGTAAAGCCTTTGGGTGACCGAAATCACATGAAACGCC